AGCGCATTGTTCAGGTCAGCCCTGACAGCCGCACCAGAAGCATTAGAAATGACGTAATCGTGGGTTGCCATGGTTAGGTCTGTTCAGTGCCGTAGCCGCTTGCAACATACTGGAAATTGCGATCTACGGCTGTGCCTGCACTGTTGCGGAAGGTCACCGTAAATCCAGTCCTGCTGGCGGATGTAACTTCATAATAATCGCCTGTCGCAAGGTTGAATGCAGTCAAGCCCAGCGCTGGTGTCTGATAAAACGCCTTGTCATACAGCACAGCCTTGGCGCCAGCACCACTGGCGATCGTTGTGCTTTGCTCCGTGCGGGCTTCCATGACCAGCTCAAAGCCCAGCTCATCGATCAATGGCGTCTGGTCAGTGCTGCTGCTGTTCAGCTCTGCCTTGAACTGGAACTGCCTGCCAGCGTAAACGCCGTTGAACATTGGGATCCAGTCGCCAAAATCGATGTCAGATTCCAGCTCAAACTTGTCGCTGGTCTCCAGCAGCAGGTCATCGCCGGTCTCTAGCAGGAAGAACGCGTTGACCGTGGCAACGTCACTGGTGCGGAAATACAGCTCTGCCGAGGTGCCATCAGGGATGACGCCATCAAAATCAGTCCAGCGATCGATCAGCTCAGTTTTGCTGTCGATCAGATCTGCTGGGTACAGACCGCGTGTCGTGAGCGTGCGCTTGAACTTGGCGCTGAACTTGCCGCCCAGATCGACGATGTTGTTGAAGTAATACCGACCAGACAGGAGCTGCGTGCCGGTGAAGTCAAACGCACCGATCGCATCAAAGTCGGTGATGCCGTCGAGTGTCTCGTCACCATCGATCACAAGCGCGTCATACTCATCCGAGTAGAACACGTTCTCCTTTTGCCCTTGGAATGGTGGCGTATCTTGATCCTCGCGGACAGTGGTGATACTGAGCAGCGGGATCGGGTCAGGTTGGTCAAGGACAGCGCTGCGTGCATTGACGCTCTTGCTGCCGTCGGATGACTGAAACTTGAGCAGGTATTCACCATCAATCTTGGGCAATACTGCATAAGTCGTGCTGGCTGTCACCGAATCACTGAGCAGCACTGAGTTTGGCCAGTCGCCTGTGCCGTCTGTTTTGGAGCTATGTCTAATGACAGCGATCAAGCTGCTGAAACCTACCTCAACAGGCCGCTGCCAGCGCAAGATGACTTGATTGCCCGCGATCTGCTCAATCGTGACGTTTTGTGGATCTTCTGGCAGCTTGACCTGAGGCGCAAGTTGTTGGGATGTGGATTCAAATGACGGAACAGTGAAGCTACCGCTGACGCCCGGAGACTTTTTAGTCAGGCCGAGGCCATAGGCAAAGATCTCAACCTCGACAAGTTGACCCGTCTGCAGGCCATCAATCGTGAAGTTTGGGTTTGTAGTTGTTGCAATCTCGATCCTGTTGGTTTGTGGCGTTTTGTATTTGACCTCATAGCCAAAGGTGGCACCACCAACGCCGCGCACCCATGACACATTGACCTGAATGGTCTGGTTGGTGCCGTTGTTGATCTGGCCAGCGCTAAACGCGATATTCGTAACCGGCGGCGGCGGATCGTCAAAGGTGGTGACATCAGCAAACTCAAGCTCTTCGCCAGCATCAACTGACGCATAAATGCTGTCATTGTGCGTGATCCCAGTAATGGAAAATGTTCCATCACCAGCTTCGGCAACGCTGATGCAACGAAACTTCTGATTGGCGACGCTGTTGGTTGTAATTGACCAGATCGCCTGCGCATTGGGTGCCGCCGAGAATGCACCGCTCAGGCTGATCGTGGCGCCGCTGACACTGCTGATCGACACTGTTTCAACCGTGCCATTAGGCAGCAGGCAGGTCAGGCGTGGATTGGTGCCAGACGGTAGCGTGATGCTTTGATCTGCCACCACTGATGTGGTTGTTGCTGATGCGATCCGACCCGACAGGCGTGTTCCAGCACGTAGCTCATCGGACACCTCAAAGATCTCTCCGGGCAGCACCACAGCACCCTGCAGACCAGTCCTGAAGTTCACAACCTCCTCATCCAGCGCCTCAGATCGCAGCACCCAAAGCCCTGCACGTTGCGCCTGCCACTTGGACGTACAGCCAAACGCGACGATCTCTTTGACCTGATACCCATACTTGGCGATCAGATCAGCATCTTCGACCACCACCACATTGGGCTTGTACAGCGTTTCTGGATCATTGAACCTGACGCGGACGCTGGTACTGCGTGACTTCAACGAGCTACCGCTGTACTCAAACGTGCCACCAACAACGTTGCTGTTGCTGTAGATGTGCGAAACGGTCAGCGCTGAACCGTCAAGGTTGCCATGGTCGGCAGCAACCTGAATGACATTATTTGCCCAAAATAGGATGCCACGGAACACCGAAGCCATGTCCTGCAGCACGCTGTAAGCATCAGCCCGATCACCGATGACCACATTGCAGGCAAACCGTGGTTCGCGGGTGCCATCAGGATTGATGACAAGCTGGTTGCAATACTTGGCGATCGGGTACAGATCAATCCAGTTCAGGTTCTGCGATGTAACAAACTGACCGGCGCCATAGCGGGTGTTCGTCAGGATGTCATAGAAGCAACAAACAGGACAGGTGGTCCACTTCTCAACCGACTGCAGCGAGCCGTTAAAGGCTGCATCGTCAAAAATCAGGTAGCCAGCTTCTGTCGGCGTGGCGCCTGATGGGATCTTAACAAGGCGTCCTTTGATCAGATACGCCCGCGTGGGCATACTGGCAAACGACCGTGTAGACAGCGCCAGCTCGGTGTAGGCGGAGTAGTTGTAGTTGATGTTTTCAGCGACAGTTTCGGTGTACGTTGACCAGATGATCTGATTGCCGCGACCGTTGGCAAGTGAAGTCTTTTGCGAAATGTCCTGAAAGCTGGTGAACTTAACTTCGAAGTGATCTTCACCGAGATTGACCTTTTCGACCTTGATATTCCAAGGACCACGACCAAATGAGCGCAGGTTGATCGGACCAGTCAAGAACTGGTAGTTGTTGTTCGAGATGCCGGTGATGGTCTTATCCTGTGCCAGCACAAAAGGAGCGCCGCTGCCTTTGGCCTGCACAAAGATTCTGATGCGCACGGTGGCGCCAAACAGTTGACCCTTGGCAAGGCTTTCCTGCGCCACTGAGAACAGACGCGGCACCGTAAACAGAAGCTGTGTACTGCTGACCTGTGGATCTGTGACCTGCCGAACAACAATGCCAGAGCCATAGTCACGAGAGATCACCTCGTTATTGGCATCCAGCTCTTCTGAGTAGTTCTGCCCGATCTCTTGGTTGACCTCAACGATCTGGCTGACGCCTTCGTTAAAGAAAACAGTCTTGTCTTGCCGTGGCGTGCCATTTTTGGCAGCCCATGTCCAATCTTCATTCTTGAAGTTGAAGCTGCCGTCAGCGTTCTGAATCGGTGTTTCGTTCAGGAAGATGCCCTTAGGACCGCCGATGATGCCGCCGATCGGACCTTCGCAAAGCAGGTCGAGAACCTTGAGGCTGGAGACTGAGTTAAGCGCCATGTCAGTTCAGCCCGTACCCGATTGACAGCAGATTAAGAGTGATGTTGTTGCCGTTCAAACCAGTCGTGAAGGCATCGGTGTCGATGATGGTGACTTCAACGATCACGTCAACAGCGCTTGAAATGCTCGGCAGCTCCATCTTGTGCATCCATGTGATGTTGTCCCGCTGCGGCATCAACAAGCCCTGTACGGTCGCCTGATCAATGGCGATGAGATTTGTTTCCTCAATTTTTTGCCGATACACCTTGATTTCGTAAGTGATAAATGCATCAACAAAGGTGCTGCCAACACCAGCGGCATAGTTAAACAAACCGTTGGACAGATTGAACGCAACGTTAAAGTTTTCGCGTTGTGCGTTCAGACGCGGAATGCTGGCGGTAACGCTGGACGAATTGCTTCCAGTCGCAAGGATGTTGACAGTGGCATTCGAGGCGGCTGGCTGTGTAGTCCTGACCTGAGTTGTTACATAGGTTGGAGCCAGCAACCCAGATCCGGGCGTCAATGCGCTGGTCAGCACCTTTTGCGGGCGGCCATAAATGGGAAACCCTGCATATGTTTGTCCTGTCGCCTTACGCACTACAGAGAACTTGCTGTTCAGCCTTGTAACCATTGGCTGGATGGCATTCGTTACGTTCTGCGTAGATGAGATTTTGCCATCACTGGAAAACACAGTCTTGTCTGGATAAACGCGCCGCACAACAGCACCAGACACGTCGGAGAACGTCGTTGTCAGCTTCTCGCCGCCAATTAAAAACGTATCTGGTCCGGGCTTCTTGATGCTGTTCAGCGGCGGGTCAGACTCATCGGCCACTTCGACCTTGGAGCGCAGCAGATGGCTACCGACCAGCACACGGCCATACGCCAGCGGCACCGTGGCACCAATGCCAACAGTGTTTGCAGCACCTGTGTACGCATACGACTGTGTGCCTTCAGCGCCACGGGTGACATTGGTCGCTCCACCTGTTCTGTTGCGGCTGCCAAAGCGATCATTCGTCAGCGTTGGGATTGTTGGCTGAGGCGACAACATGCTTGCCACGCCGCCTAGCACCAACGATGCGCCAATGCCAAATAATGCGTTACTCAAAAATGGAACTGCGCCAGCGGCAGCGCCGCCAAAAATGCCGCCAGCAGCAGCAACGCCAGCTAATGCACCACCAAAACTGATAAATGACAGAGCGATCAGACCAATGCCCGCAAGGATCTTGCCGAAGTCACCACTACCAGTAACGACCGGAACAATCGTTAGCTCGTGTTGACCAAACGGCAGCAGCAGTTCGTCGTAGTCCATATCCTCGCCACCTTGGATGACGCGGAACCCGATGCCGTTCTGCTCAGACTCAAGCAGGTAATTCTTGAAGTCCGGCCTGTTGATGCACAACAACTTGATCGCGTCTGCCGGATGACGCAAGTTGTGGTAGGTGTACTCAGCGCCGAATCGTTCGCCCAGCTCACCCAGCAGACGAACCCGCTGCATAGCGATACACCGCAGCAATGCTTCTCACATAATAACTGGACAGCCACTCCACGGCACTGGGCGCATCACGCTTCTGGTGCAGGATCTGCCACGGTTCCACAAAGACCGCAGCGTGCATCGGTTCGGCAGTGCCCAATTTCATGATTGCCACATCACCAGCACGGCGATCCTCAAAATCAATGCGCTCAAAGCCCAATGCCACCGCCTCGCGTAGGTAGATGCTAGGCGTCAGCTCCAGATCGGCAGGCCGCTCGAAATCAGGCAGCACAATGCCCTGCAGCGCAAAGTAGTCACGGATAATCGTGTAGCAGTCCTGCTTGCCGTAGTCCCAGCTACGACCGATCAAGGTTCGATAGTCAGCCATTGATCCTGCGGCACCTGATAAATGAACCACGGCACATCGCTTTGTGTACATGCCATGCGATCCAGCCCACTCGGCTCTTGACCTTTGGGATGGCTGTGCACAATGCCAACAATCTCACCGTTCAGACTGGCGCGGCAATAATCACGCGGGTCCAACACGAAATGCCGCTCTGGCTCATCGCATAAATTCCTGCAAGGCCAGTAGATCTGTTTGCCATTGCTGATCACCAGCAGCCCACACGCCTCAAGCGGTGCATCGCGCTTGGCATGATCTTCGGCGTCAGATCTGGATGCGGGATCCAGGGAAACCGCCATGAGGTAAATCTCTGATGCCCTGTGAGTTGAATCTAATTCTGCAACTGTTGTACCGCTTGCCGCATACGTCCTGATCTGCGGAATTGACCACATTGTCGTTCACATCAAAGTACGCCGTGCCGCGATAGCCGCATTCAGCACCGCGATAACGCCATGGGCAATACTCCATGATCTGCCGTCCAGGCAGCGCAAGGTTGGTCAGGTCTAGTTTGCTGGTCAGTTCAAACTCGACAAGCTGGATGTTTTCCTTGCTCACACGGTCGATGTAGTACACCTCATCGGCAAAGCGTGCCGTTGGATCTGCTGTTGGGTTGCCGCCTGAGAAGTTGACAGCATCAAGGAACTTCTTGCAGGTACGGATGCGCGTGACTTTGGCCTGCAGCGGGTTGTACGCCAGCAGCAATGCCGAGATGGCACCAGTGGCGTTTGCAACGCGCATCGTTGGCCGTGGCAGCGTGCCCTTGGAAGACATCTCAAAGCCTTCCATCTCGATCGGCGTTGCAGCGTAGGTGATGCCACCAAACACCACGTCAGCGGTCAGGTTGTTGGTGCCAGCGTGATAATAAAAAACGGCATCGACGCCATTGATGGCAGCAGTCAACTGCATCTGATACAGATCAATGATCGCTGACGGCTCAAGCGATTGGATCTGTTCTTGAATTGACGTTGGGATCGTCATGCTTCAAATACTTGCCTGAACTGCGCCGTAATCGTTGCGCGGCCTGTGTAGTTAATCTGCTTGTCCCACTGCTGGCAGACCCACTTGTAGCTGGTGCTTTCAGCAGGCGGCGTCCAGTCGAATGCCTCTTGACCGGCGCGTGCATCAAGGAATGCTTCGATGGTATCGGCGTTGGCTTCGGTGATGTTGTTCCAGCTCAGCTCCCATACCTTTGGATTCTGGTTGATGCCAAATACAACCCGCTGTTCATAGCCAGAGCCGAACTGCACAGCATTAACCTTTGGCTCGCTGCGCTTGATGGCGCCATAGCTCGGCGTAATCGACGGGAATGTGGCCATCAGTACAGCAAGCCTCCGGGACGCTTCTGCTTGACCAATTCTGCCTGCACCGCTGCACCGATGACAGCACCCAGCGCCTTGGCCTGAGCGCCATCACCTTGGACGTTGCTGCCACTGGCGTCTACGTTGACCACCACATTGGCACCACCGCCAAAGCTGCCAGTCGGTGCAATGCCACCGCTACGTCCCGGCATGAACAGCTCAGGACCACGCTCGCCAACGATGTATGGCTGACCGCTGCGGACACTACCGCCGTTGGCACGGAACCCCAGCCCAACTGTGCTGAACGGAACCGAAGTAAAACCTCCGGAAATCATCGACGAACTTAAAGCACTGCCTGATACGCCTGCGTAAGAAAACCCGCCAATACCGCCACCACCACCACCAAACAATCCGCTGATGGCATTGATGGCTTTTTGGATAACAAATACTTGCAGCAGTTGGTTGGCGATGTCGATCAATACGCCAGAAGCGATACGCCGGAGACTGCTACCAAAATCTTCGCTGCCTTGGATCAAAGCATTAAACGCGCTGGTCATGCCTTCGCCAACTGTGTTGGCAATGCCATCGGCTAGCACCTGCTGCTGCTTTTGTTGGTCTGTCAATGTATTTTGCAAGCCGATAATGCTTTCTAGAGCAGCAATTTGAGCTTTAGCGCTTTCGTTCTCTTCTTTGGCAAGCTCTCGCTGCATATCGCGTTGATTTGCAACAAAATCATTTTGTGCAGCAAAGATGATTGCCTGCTGAGCGCGGACATTAGTTTCCTTCGCAAGCTCTTGTGCGTAGCGATATTGCAAATCCAGTTCGCGCTGTTGACTTTGCAACCTAGCCACTTGCATTTTGTCGCCTTTCATTTCAGCAGCAGCAATTCTGTCCTTTAGCTCTGAATTGAGCCTAGTGATTTGCCCCTCTGCCAGCCTGCTACGAATTACTTCAGCAACTCGATCAGCCTCTCTTCTTGCAGCTTCCGCGGCACGCTCAGCCTCGCGGGCTGCTTTGCCTTTGGCAGCAGTAGTGCCAGTTGGCGCAGTTGTGGTTCTAAGCGTCTGATTATTACGCTGCATAAAATCGACTTGTTCCGATCCGGGAATATACCGACCGAACCTATCATTCATCGCTCGCTGGCGATTTGCGCCGCCACGAATAATGCTAGTGCCAAGATTGGTGGCGCCTCGAACCACTTGCATAGCCCAGCCTGGTGGCGTAAGGTTTGCAAAGTACCATTGCAGTTGCTCTAAACCGTTTAGCAATGGTGCTAACTTGCCCGCCATAAACTCGAATGCCAATGCAACATCTCTAATGTTTTGACTGCCATCTTGCAAAGACCGTGTAAGTGCTTTTATGCTTTCAATAACCACAGGCATCAATGCTTCAGATATTGCAACTTGGAACTCTTCAAAAGCATTTTGCAGGTTTTTAACTTGCTGAGCTGGACCTTGCATTGCCGCCTCAAGCTGCCCAGCGCCATCAGTTGCAGCACGTTGAAGCGCACGAATAACCACATCGCTGGTGATCTTGCCCTCTTCGGCAAGCTCGCGAATTTGGCTGACAGGAGCATTTAACTCTTTGGTCAGAGCAACAACAAGTCCGGGTGCCTGTTCAAGAACAGAATTAAGTTCTTGTCCGCGTAGCACGCCAGATCCAAGCGCTTGAGTTAACTGCAGCAATGCGCCTGCTGACTCAGCGGTCGTTGTTCCACTAACTTTGGCGGCAGTATTGAAGCCAACAAATGCAGACTCAATGTCTTGCAGGCTGACGTTCAAAGGTCGTAAACGCCCGTAGAGCTGCGCGAATTGTTGGTTCGATTCAGTAGCACTTAAGCCAAATTGTCTTCCGGTGCGCGCCGCTGCTTCTTGAGCCTGAGCGACTTCGTTGTAACCTTTAGCAAGAAAAGTCAATCGACGCGATGATTCTTCGCGCTGAATGCCAACATCAACCGCTTGCTGTGCAATGCGCAAAGCGCCATAAGCTGCGGCAACTTTTGCTACGGAATTAGCCAGTCCGACAAGACTAGATGCCGCTTGTCCGGCATTAGCCCTTGTTCTGCCTAATGCCGAATTGGTGCCATTTACGGCTTGTGTTAATTGTTGCGTAGAAGAACTGGCGCGTCCAGACGCATTATTAACTTGCTGCAAGGCTTGTATAGCCTGCCGCGCATCAACCCTAAGCTCGACGTTAGAGACTGCCATAGCGCCAGTTTACTTGCGTCTGGCTTTGTCCATAGCCTCCTTCTCGCGTTCGCCTTTCAGCTCGTAGTACGCAGCAAAGTGCATGAACTCTGCATCGGTCAGTTCAGTCCGCAACCGGCTGATTGTCATGCCAAGCTCAGATGCCAGGAAGAACTCAAAGAAGAGCCAGTTATCCTGGCTCAGTCTTTTTTTGCTTCTTCTAGGCTCTCGTCGCCGCCAAGGCCAAACAGGAACAATTCAAGCTCATTCAGCACGCTCTCAGGCAGCTCGCGTTGCAGCTTGGCGGCATCAGCAGGTGCAAATGCTTTCTTGCCGTCTTCCAGCTCTGCCATCTGGCACAGCATCTGTGTACTGATCTCCAGAGCCTCGTCGCTACCGGCCAGCGTGGTGGCACGCTTGCGGTCGGCGCGTGTGATCGGCTTGAAATACAGATCCAACACCGCTTCGCCTGCAGCATTCTTGATGCTGAACTTGCGGCGCTGGTTAAGGTCAAAAGCCCCAGTGAGCAGGTCAACGGGGCGCTGTGAGGCTGGCATCAGATGCTCAGGGTGAGAGTACCGCTAGAGACGAAATTGATAGTCACAATCTCGATCTCGCCAACAGTAGCGGAGTATTCGGTACTTGTCACCACAATGGTGCCGGTGATCTTTTTGCCGCCGGTTTCGTCCAAATACAGCTCAACCGCTGCATCAGCTTCGTCGGTGACTTGGTTGGCATCTTTGATCAGGTCCAGCTTGTCGCCAGCGCTGGGCGCGTCGTACATCACCTCGATGGTGCCGGTGCCGCTGATCAAGCCGCCGATGTTGGCACGGTAGGTGTCGCCGTGAGCGGTGGCATCATAGGACTCCTTTTCGACGGTCATCGACCACGACCGCACTGCAGCGATCTCGGAAAGACCACCGCTGCCAGCCTTGTCAAAGAAGACTGTGCCTTGCTGCCCGCGATAAAAAGCCATGATCAGATGTCCAGAGTGATGGCGCCGTTGGTGACGAAGTTGACGGTGATCACTTCGATCTCACCAACGGTAGCCGAGTATTCAGCCGAGGTAATCACGCCGTCAAAGCTGATCTTCTTGGTGCCGCCGGTATCAAGGTACAGCTCAAACAGGGCAGCGCCTGCATCGTTGGCAGTGTTGACATGCTCGATGAACACGTTGGTTTCATCGGCGCTGCTGGCGGTGTACATCAGCTCGCAAGTGCCGCTGCCGCTGATCAAGCCACCTACGTTGGCGCGATAGGTATCACCCAGTGCAGTGGTATCGAGCGATTCTTTCTCGACGGTCATCGACCACGAGCGAGTGCTGGTGATTGCTGCAGCGGCGGAGCCAGCGTCGTCGAACTTAACGCTGCCTTGCTGCCCTCGGTAAAAAGCCATGGTTAGAGATCCTCGAAGGTTTCAAAGGTCAATCTGACCTGTGTTTGGAAGAAACCCTCTGGCGCCGGCGTAGCCACTACCTCGGGTCCGATCGGCGGGTCAAAATGAACACCGCTGACTATGACCCTATTGTATAGATCCCTGATGCGCTTGCCGATCGTTAAGTTAGCGCCCGGACCAACGCCAAGTGGCGTAAAGATGTTGATGGCAACAACGCCAATGATGCTGTTGTTGCTGCCAGTGGTGCCGCCTTGGGTCAGGTATTCATTAGCGCCAAAGCTGACAAGGCATTGCACCCATGAGCTGTTAGGCGTCGGCACATAGGGTTGATTGTGGAACACCACCGGAATAGCAGGCGACAGCGCCAGCTCTGTTGCAAGCCTGCCTTCAACGGTGGCGCGGATCGTGTTGAGGTTTGCAGCAGCCATCAGCCTTGCCTCTTAATGCGTTCCCAGTTGGTGTTGACAAAATTCTGCATCTCACGGGCTGTGCGATCTACCCAGCCGGCAGGCGCTTGTTTGCTGCTGCCCTGCGCCAATGATTCAGCGTAGGGCAGGTTGTTGTGAACGCTGTAATAGTTGCCGAGCTTTTCTTGTCCAGCTTGATAATTGTCGCCCTTAGGCGGCGTAATGGCAGCGCCGTATTGACCGTCAGGCGCAGGCGTACTGGCCGCGGCATTCTCGCCAATCTGCCAGCTAAAACGAAATCGGCCAGTGTCAACAGGGCTTTGCTGCTTAAGCCTGCTATCCGTTTCTAGCACCGTCACGCGCAACAGCTTCTCAAGCTGATCGCCCATGTAGTTACCGATCTGGCTGATGGGCAGGTTGCTCATGCCCTCAGGATAAGCTCGTAGGTGATGGCTGTATTGTCTTGCTCAATCGTCTGGATGCGGATGATCTGATGCACGACTGAGTTGATCAGCACCTTGTCAACCGTCGTAGGCGTCGTACCGTTTAAGTCCTTGGCTGCAACGATTAGCTTCTTGTCACCTGCCTGCACTAACTCATTCACTTCACGAATGTTGACATTTTCTAAGACACCTTTGACTCCTATGTCGGTAGCCGTCTCGGTAACAGCGCCAGTTGTCGTGTTGTAGCTGCTTAGCGCAATGCTGCGGATTGTGACATCGCCGCCCAGCTTGGCAAGCACCTTGCTGGCAACATTCTGCAGCGATAATGCCAGTGACATCAGAGTTTGTAGGCAACAACCGAACCAGATGCAAGGTCGATGCTGGTAAACACGCCTTCCAGTTCGCAGCTTGCGTTCAGCGTCACACTGGTCAGCGCATTGCCCGTGTAGTCCTGCGCAGTCAGCGCCGCAATTACGGTGTTCTCAAGTGCCACAATCTTGCCGAAGCGGCCAGTGTGCTCAGCTTGATCGTTGATGTATTCAGCGGCGGGGTACTTGTAACTCATGTTCAGCTCCTGCGGATTGAGAAGTTTCCAGGTCCACTAATTCTAAGCCCTGTCAGGTAACGCTCCATCAAGGGCGGCACCTTATCGGCGCCGACAGCGCCATAGCCAAGATTAGGCGTCACGTCAAGGCTGCCGATCTTGACGTTCTTGTAGTCCTCAAGCCCGCTAAGCCCTAACGCGCTGGTGTTGTTGTGCAAGAACACCGCCAACACGACCTGTGCGTATTTGATTTGCGTCGGAATCTCGGTATCGGTGAAATAGTCCGTCGTGATACGGAACGGGAACCCTACGGCGTAAGTGTTGATGTAGGTATCAGGCTTGCGCACGCCCGTACGCGGCCACTGCAACGCCTGCGTATCGGTTGCCCTTGCGCCTAAATACCGTTCACGGTCTAGCCGTTGCGTCGCCGTAAACAAAGCACGGTTGCGGCTATCGGTGTTGCCACTGCCCCAGTGCTGAACATCTGCATCTTGGACAAAGCCATCAATAATGGCAGTCGCTTCTGCAAGCGTCACATAAGTATTGGCCGCGGCGCCACCAACGGTTGCATCAAGGACAATCGCCATCAGCCTGCTCCAGCTTGGGCTTTACAGTCCGCCGCCGTTTCGGCTTTGGTTCTTCCTGAATTGTAAGCTCTGGCATAGAAATAGAGGCCACCTCCGAAGAGGCAGCCTCACGTTCACGCAGTCGCCGGAAAGCGAACAGACCCATCAGACGCGCTTGAGCAGCACGGTCAGGATCACACCAGCTAGAGCGGTGGTGGTGCCGGTGACATCCAGAGACAGGCGATCGCCAGCCTCAAGGGTCAGATTGGCGGTGGTCGCGGTCAACGCAGGGGTCTGCTCAGTAAGAGCAGTGCCCTTGAAGTCGATCTTGGTGTCGCCCAGCAGGTCATCACCAGCAGTTGCGGCTTCGGTGCCTTGGCAACGACGAATCGTGCCAGAAACAGCGGAGCCATCAGTGCCAGCGGTGACATGGACTTCACGCACTGCAACCACTTCGCAATCAACAGGAGCGGTCCAGAACTGCACATCAGCAACAGTGCCGCTGATGTAGTGGGTGGCAGTCAGGTACTGCTCGGTACTCAGTTCAAACTGGGAAGGTTGTGCCATGATCAGTTACCTCAATCCATATTGGACAGGTTAGTGGCGCGCACGATGCCGAGGTTTTTCAGCTCGTACACCTTCGACCAGTTGCCAACCGTTTCGAGCTGAGCACGAGTCGGATTAGCGGTGGTCACTGCCCACTTGGCACCAACAGGGTGGTAGCAGTAGTGCAGGTCGATCGACATGGCATCGCTCTTGGCGAGGATGTCACGATCGGTTTCGGTCTGCATTGCCATCTGCTCACCAGAGGCAACAGCGCCAGCGGTGAAGAAGTAGGTGGCGTACTCGGTATTGGAACCACTCTCAGCGGTTTGCACGTCATCAGAGACGATCACGCGCAGACCCATGAAAGTAGGAACTGCAACCGAACCAAAGGCAGTAGCGGTCGAACCTTGCGATGC